CCGTGCTCGAGCTGACGAGCAGCCCTCTGCTAAACAACACATTTGATTCACCCGCAGCTCTAAAATTCAGTGCTACCGAAGCTCCAGTGAGATCAACCGGGGTGTCACTGTCGCCTTGAGTAAGCGTTAACCTAATTTGCTGACCAGTATCGCCTTGAACATATTTAAAAGAAGTTGCCATTATCTCCCCCCACGAGCGGCTGCTCGATCAAAGCCCACGCTGGCTATTCGCAGATTAACCCGACGTGTGTCACGGCCTTTCGCGGCATCCATATGCGTGTAGAACTCGTTTTTGTAGTACATCGCCAGCTCGGGGTTAGACCACTCTTTGCCCGGAATGATCGTTAGCCGCCAAATGGCTCCGCACGCGATAGAGCGCCCGTGCGTTTCGTAGATAAAATCTTCTACGCCTGTGGCTGTTAAAGACGGCTTCAGTACGCCCACACCCTCGAACGTGTACTTTCGATCAGGCGTTGGGAAAAAGCGTATTTGGTTGTCTTGGTATATACTAAACGACGTAGGTGCAGAATTATCAGCCGTGTTAGAAACGTGAAAGTGTCGATCCGTAACCCTGTTCGCAGGAGTTCCATTGACGAACAGAGTAAGAATGTTTTCTAGTACAGTACCTGTAGGCACGTCGATCTCGTAGTCTGACGTATTCTTACTGGTAAAATCGGAGTCGATGTCAAACCTCCACAGTTCGCTGCGCGCGATGTACTCAGCGGCAGCTTCCTGCAAATGCGTTTGTATAATTATTTCCGGGCAACCCGGAACATGGGGCTGCACGTAAGGAAAGAAGTTGTCCCACGTTTTTGCCATCGTCGCTCCTTAACCTCCCGAGTTCGGCGAAACTGCCGCGTCTACTTGAGTTTTTGTACCAATCGCCGCGTTGAATGTCTGAAATGCAGCAGCAGCACGTTGTTCTTTCGCTCCGTACTCGGCGTCTTTCGAGTAAGCGCGGTACAAAACCCAATCGGTTATCGGGCTTAAATAAATATCGTCTAGCTTAATCACTTCAGCATGATCGTTGGCCGGGTCTAACTGAGTTGCAGTCAAACTGTGAGAGCCGGGAACGTCGGTGTAAATCATCTCGACGGCAGCACTACTTGTCGCCGGAGGATACACGTAAAACTCCTTGGGGTGCCGAGGGTCATAGGTTTAGTGTTGAATATCGTTTGACTGCGCCTCGGCGTGCCATCCGGGGCGTTGGTCGTCTAAAACGCTGCGCGCAACTACTCGAACAACTTTCTTGTTAGGGGTGCTGAGAACGTTTCGAGTAATATCTAAGAGCCGTAGAGCTGTAGGGAACCCGCCACTGGTTGCAGTTAGCTGCTGTTTTGTCCCGGCGGCGCATGTAAAAGTATCGCATTTAGCATTTGCATCAGGGCGAAGTAAAACAATACTAAGGTACGCCTCGTTCAACCACTTTTGTAGCTCAACGCGAGGCCAACGCACATTTGCGTCCTGCAATATAGCTTCGACGCGTGAAATTACGTCAATAACTTTTATCGTAGCCATCAGTAACCCCTTTGTGGTTGTGAGAGGGGGATTGCGCCCCCTCCCGTTAGGTCAGTGATTAGCTGGCTGCGCCGACGATTGCGGTGCAGAGAGCTTCTGGCTTAACAACCTTGCGCCCATATACGGCTAGGCCGCGAACGATGTCGCCAAAGTCAGTTTGGTTGCGCAACGGCTCAGTTTTGCTGATTTGCGAAGCAAACGAACAAGCTGTGCTTGTACCGGCTACCATCATGCGGCGAGCTTTAGCGTTAGACACCGAAGCGCCGCCAGAAGTGGCTGACAGACCGGCTACGCGTGCTTTGCCTGCTTGGCCTTTTGGCAGCAAGTTGGACACATACACAGTGAAGCGGTCCAGCATACCGATTTTGCCGGTACGGATGGTGCTTGACTGGTCGCCTGTTCAGTAGGCTTGAGCGATGTCTGTTTGCATCAGCAACTGACGATCACGTGGTGAAATGATGAGCCAGCGGCCATCTTCCGGTACGTTTTGCTCGTCGAGTGCTGAAGACATTTGCAAGATTGTGTTCAAGATGTTCGCAGGAGTTGCTTGATCGACTGGGGCTACGTCAGTACCCAAGTTGTAAGCGGATGAGATAGCGCCAGCTGTCGCACCTTTGTTTGACGCGTTTGCGCCTGTAGTGACGAACCAGTTGAAGAACGTATCGTTTTCAATGTTGATCTTCAGCTGTTTAGCAGCGTCATCAGTGAACATGTTCATCAAGTCCATGTCCGCTTGGTGCGCGAGTACATCGTTTACTTGAACACTGAAGTATTTACCTTGATCGATCTGCATGTCTTGGTAGATCGGGGCAGGCACTTCTGAAGTCAGTGTAGTACCAGCGCCAGCATAATCATTAATTGTGATTGACGGTGCAGTACGGATACGAATTGTATCGCCTTGGTTTTTGATCTCGCCTTCCCAATCAGTGTTGGAAATTTCAGTCATCATTGTGTTCGCATCAAATTTAGCGTTCAGCTTTTGTGACCAGAGCTGCGGAATAAAACCCCCTGAGTAAGATGGGGTAGTGTCGAATGCGCCGGAACCGACGACGGGGAATACAGCAGCCATTTTGGCCTCCTATTAAGTTAGTTAAGACTTAATAACTGCTTACATGTTAACACGTTAGAGTTACGGTCTAACGCGGCCTTCCATATACGCAGCTGTTAAGTCAGCTTCAAGTTTTTCCGCCTCAGCGTACTGCCCTCTGGTATTCAGTGTGCGAACTTTATTCCAAGCCCTATCCGCGTCTTTTGGCGAATAGATTTTAGATTTCTGGGCTGCACTCTGCGTACGAACAGAATTAGCAGAACGGTTTGGAGCAACCTGCTTTTCAAGTTCGGCTTGGTTAGGCTTAGCTTCGGTCGGTGCTGCTAACGTTTCTTTCCACATGCGCACATAGTGAGCTATGGCTTCTACGTCACCGGCATCAAACGCGTGCTGTGCTTGAACTCTGCGTGGGCCTCTAAGCATGGGATCATGCTCATTTAACCACGCTACCCAACGCTCATCGTTGTCGATCTGCGGGAAATCAGGCACGGCTTGGTTAAGCCTCTGACTAAATCCTACTTCTCCAACTTGGCTACCCGTCTTTGCAAGCTCGTCTTGCAGTTTCTGGATAACCGCGTCTTGCTGTTCAAGTCGGCCCTCGTAGTCTTGAGAGACTTCCTGCGCAACACGGCGCTGAACGTCCAGCAGTTCTTCACCAAATTCGGCTCGATCTGCGTCGGTTACTAAACTGACTTTCTCCTTCGGCTTTGTCGGCGCGTCTTTTGTAGCAGTAATCTCCTTGCGGATTGCTGTTAGCTCCTCAGTCATTTCTCGCACCTGTTGGTGCAACCTTGGAACTTCAGCGTCGTACTTACCTCGTAAGGTGCTGTACTTCTGCTTAAAGTCGTCCTCTACGTCCGTTGGTGACGTGTCAGCTGGCTTCGCTTTGTCAGGTTCGGGTGCTGCTTCAATCGTAGCTACTACTTCCGCTTCCGTATCCAACTCCTCAATTTGAGGTTCGTGTTGGGCTTCTAACGCTTTTTCGTACTCTTCGATCTCAGCAATCTGTGCCTGTACCTGCTTTGGCAACGCCATATGGGTTCTCCTCAAAGCACCAACTCTGTTTCACAGCGCCCGTAGGTAGGCTGCTCCCGTCTTTGGTGTGCTTCATCATGCTCTCACGAGCGGTTAATTACCTTCGCCGCTTCTTCAACCGACGTCAGTAGGTCTTCAAATGCTTCTGCGCGTCCCTGCAACCGGTGGAGTGTCACCATATCGGTCGCTTTCACTAGCCGCGCTTTGGCTAACTCAGCTTCGGCCTCAAAAAGACCTAGCAGAGCCGTTTCACCTGTTTCTTTAAGCCTCAACAGTGCTTTCACGTGCTGTCGATCACAAAGATTCAAGTCAATCATGTCGTAAATCTACTCTAAATATGTTAACGTGTCAACACGTGTACATACTACTGCCCGTTAGGACGCGGACTCATTGTGTTGTCCTGCCGACCACCTTTCGGAGTGCCGTCTTCTTGCAACTCCGCCGCCTGCTGCTGCGCCTGCATCTGCTGCATCATCATCTGCTG